AGCAATGCACTCAAGAGATGCCACCGCCATTGTACCAGTAGACAGAGCCCCTAGCAGTACTTCATCCATAGCATAAGTACAGGGGGCCTAATGCTTACTACTACTTATAACAACACATAATAATAATAATAACAAGCAGTAGTCATTACTACCCTACCCCCCGTTGGCTTGGTGTTTCAAGGAACCTCGGTGTGTATGTGTAGTATATATATGTATAGTATCTACTCACCTATCCCCCTACCTATCCCCTAACTAAAAAAACCCCTAATTGCATTGACATTTATTCGCATTAGCGGTATTGTTTGGATAAAATAAACATAGAAAACAAAAGAACCTAATATTGAGAAGGTTTTTAGAGTGGAAGATGAATTAGATAAGCTAGTGGCTAGGCTAGGTAAGGATATAGATGGGATGCCGTGGGCTGATAAAGCGATTAACCCTGCTCACCTTAGAGGTAGTGTGGGGTTTTTTATTAAGGTTTTTCAGAGCGATGTAAAAATAATGATTAAGGAGAACGAAGATGCCAAAGGTTAAGAGAGTGCGAACAGCAAAACAGTTAGCTAATGATGAGAGGTTGAGAACAAGAAAGAAGAGTGAGCGAGACGAGGTAGCCACTGTGGAAGAACCAGTTGTAGAGGAAGTGCAGAAAGAGACTGATTTAGAGGCTTTGCAGAGGCAAGTAAATGAGTTGATGGAGTCTCAGGCTCTTACCCATGCTGCTTTGCTTAAGGCACAGGGTAGTACCCCCCAGCAGGGTAGTACGCCTCAAGTCAACCAGCGGGGGAACTTAACTGGGGTGTTTGAGAAATATGTGCTGTCCCCTGAGCGTTATCCTAGTCCTATAGATAGGTTGGCTTTAGAGCCTCGGCTAGCCCCCTTGGCTTTTCCGATTAACTACCATTTAGAATATTCCTACTCTGTTCGTCAGTATGACACTAAACAGGGTATCAACACCCAAGAACCAGAGTTCTTAATTACACTTTGGAGAAATGTTTTAGATGATGAGACGCAAAAGGTTATTAAGCGTTATAAAGCCCGAAGGTTGGTGTTCCATGAGGACCCCCAAGCGGCGATGGTTATAGCCCATGATAATAATATCCAGATAGATGCCGAGGATGAGGTAACTTTCTTAAATGAGATGCGCTACATCAGGGTTAAAGCATGGTTGTTTGATTTCTTCTGGCCAAAAGCTGCTCAACCTGCCCAGAGAATTCGGGAAGAGGTTATTGGTAATCAGCTAGTAGAGGTAGTTACTGTAAACTCCCTAGATTCTGCTGACCTAACGCAGCAACTAGACAGTATAAGCAAGAAGCTGTAAATGCCTAAATATGTCCCGCTACCGAAGCAGAGAGAGGCTCATGTTGCCTTTTTACTGGAAAATTACAACAGGGGTGTACTCCACTGGGGTAGACGAATGGGTAAAACGGTGTGGATGGTACAACAGTTGATGTGGGCTTGTATGCTTAAACAAGGTCCTCACCACATTATCTTTAAAGAGTACCAACAGGCTGAAAGCGTGGCTTGGAATCAGTACCTTCACCTGATACCCCCGAAGATGATAAAAGACCTTAATAAGTCTACTCTGACCATTACCTTCCAACATTTTAATGGTAAAATCAAGTTTCCTTGGGGCGAAGTCGAGTTAAAGGCTGATTTAGACAGACCGCCTGCTTCGATACGAATGTTAGGCTCTGACCGTGCCGACCAGCACCGTGGGGGAGAATCGTTGGGTATGATTTTTGATGAGTACCAAGACCAAGACTCCTACGGCTGGGACTTCGTTTACCAACCAATGCTACTTACAACTGATGGCTGGGCGGCTTTTATGGGTACAGCCAAAGATAATGATGAATGGGCAGAGCTTCTAACTAAAGCTGAGAATAACTTTGATAAATACCCCAAAGGCAGACTTGAGCCATCTGATGATGAGAATGACCCGATTAACATCCGCTGGTACTTCTCTAAAGCTACTTGGCGAGATAATCCGATAATTAAACCCGCCCTCATAGCCAGACTTCGCTCAGAAGCCGAGAGAGATGGAAAATTAGGGGCATTTCTCCAAGAGCATGAACTTCAACCCTTTACCCAACAGGGAGCTGTCTATCCCTCGTTTAAAAAGGAAATCCACGTTATTAGACCCGACCAAGTGCCAGCAGAAGGGACAGATTATGTTACCCTTGACTTCGGCTTCACCGAGGGACACCCCCTGGCAATGGGCTTTATTCGTATAACCAGAGATGACATCTGGTATCAGTGGGACGAAGTTTATGGTGTAGGTATCCAGTTAGATGACGCTATTGCTGAAATGCAGGTTAAACTTGGAGACCGTAAGTTGACAGCTATAATCGCTGATTCCGCTCGCCCCGACCTTATAGACTACATGGCAGTTAAGGGGCTACCAGTTATACCCTCGCCTAAGAAGCAGAACTCGATTGTGTCTGGCATAGACCTATTGAGGGTTAGGCTCAAACCCAAGATACAAATCATTGGTGAACCCAAACCCAACTACTACATCGCCAACAACTGTAAAAAGAGTATCTACGAGTGGACTCACTATCGCTACAGGGAGATTAAACTGAACCGCCACCCAAGTGAAGTCCCCGAAAAGAAGTTTGATGATAACCTAGACGCCCTTCGTTACCTCGCACTTTTCTTCAAATATGGTCAAGTTAAGGATGAGGCAATACCTAAGACAGAAATGCAGAAAAACTTCAACCAATACGGATTATTGTGAAAAGTGCTATAATTTAGGCATAAACTAAGGAAAAAACACAAAAATGAGTAAAAACTACGACATTCCTTCCGATAAACTGTATAAGTACAAAGCCGACTACGAAAGTGATTGGCAGATTCACCGCAATTATATCCAAGGCTTTGACCCGTTCGAGGCTATGTTACTCGGTAAAGTCTACGATTCGGTCTCTGGTACGGTAGACAATTCTAAGATTACCGACTCCTATGCTATGACCTTGGCTAAAGAACGAGCTGATAGGGTTATGGCTAAAACTCCCGATGGTACTACTGAGAGTGCTGGCAAAGCCGATATGGGTAAGGCGGCTTTTATGGACATTCTTCGCCAGAAGTGGGTTTATCCTAATGCTAATTCACAACGACCTTTCTCCGAGAAGTTAAACCTCTGGCAACTTTATTCCAGTGTTTATGGGTTTATGCCCATGTTCTATGATTGGACAACCTCTAATACGGGATATATCGGTCCCGATTGCTGGCTATGGAATCCTCGTAACCTAGTCCCCCAACAGGGTAAGGTGAGTATCGAGGACTCTGAATATGTAACCGCACTAACCTGGCTATCTAAAAAGAAACTGGAGAATATTCGCGACAATCTTAAAGAAAGTGATGGCTGGGATAAAGAAGCCCTTCAATTACTGATAGATACTGCTGAATCAAAAATCTCTGGAAATGATATCAACCAAGACACACTCATAGCCAGGGAACGCACCCCCGAAGGTAGTAAGAAGGGTGTATGTTTAGCTACTCGTTATGAATCAGGTGTTGATGGTGAGTGGTGTGTATTTGCTCCAGATAACGGCTATATACAGGTCAGGAAGCTAAAAAACCCTCATAAAAACGGACGTATACCTTTTGTAATTAAATACTCTCAACCACTATTCGACTCTTTCTATGGACTCGGAGACTTCCAGAGGGCTATGCCTCTCCAGTTTGCTAGAGATGGACTCACTAACTTCTACTTCGCTTCGCTAAAACGAAACCTTAGTCCTGGAATCATCGCTAATGCCAACGGAGTTCTTAAACACACCCTAGACGTTACCTCACCCAACCCAGTCCTATTTGAAACTATCCCTAACTCTATTCGACCAATGCCGACTAATACTGCTGGACTGGCGACTTATCAAGGAGCGATGACCAACCTTACCGGCTCATTACTATCTCTCTACGGTACACAGAATGCCTCAATTCCAGGAGCTGAGGCATTAAATCCTTCACAGGGCAAAACTCCAGCGGCTATAAATGTATATTCCGATAAAGAAGCTACAAGAGATGGAGCAGAACGCCGTCACCTAGAGGCTGCTATTGAGCAGTTAACAGATGGGTTCTTCAGCATGGTAGTCAATATCGGTACAGAAACAATTCCTGTAAGCCTATTCGCCAAGGACATAGAGGAAATACACAAGGCTGGGCTAGACGATGTTATCGGTCTGTTTGGTCCTGACTTCAAAATAGACAAGGCAGGTATATCGGGAGACCTACGAATTAAACCTAGTTCCTTAAAAGGAGTGGAGTACCGCTTTAGTATTGCCCCAGACTCCACCTCGAAGATAAACAAAGCCAAGCAAGCTCAAGAGTGGCAGAGGACTGTAGAGAATATCGGCAAGTTCCAAAACCTCTTTAAAGATGACCCAAACATTGAGGTTAACTGGGGTAAGATAATGGAAGTCGGAGAGACTCTTATTGATTTGCCAGGTGTCTCAGAGTTTATAACCGTTAAAGACGGTCCAACCCAAGCTGAAAGACAACTCATGGAACAGTTGCAACAACTCCAGCAAGAGCATCAGCAGATGCAACAAGAAATGCAAGTGAAAGAATTAGAACAAGCCTCAGTTAGCCCAAATGTGTCTAACAAAGCTGGACTTTTTACCGACCCTGATATTGCTGGGGTAGCTGAAAAACTAATCGGTATGTAAAGGAGATTTTATGGATTATGGACTTATAGGCGACGAAAGCCCTACGGAACTACCAGAGGTAGATAATAGCCAACAAGAAGTTGCACTAGGTGAACTAAAGAAAAAAGCTAAGTACAGCCGTTCTAAGGAGTTCGCTGACCTAAAACTCCAGATGGAACAACGGATTGAGTTCTACCAGAAATATCTACCAACTGGGGTACTTGTCGCTACACTTACTCCTGAGCAAGCTGGTAAGAGTTGGGTGATAGCCACAATAGTTATTGCCGAACTTCAGCAAGTTATAGATATGTACCAAAACGCCGAAGAAGAGCTGAAGGCAGTAGCTGAAAAACTGAAATAATGGATTACAAACCCTACAATCACGATTGGTTCACTAAGAGGAACTTAACTCCACCAGAATCAATTAACCACGGAGACCCCGACGGCATTAGAGATAAAATGGTCAAACTCAAACCGACCACTTGGCGTATGGAAGGAAACAAGTTAATCGGTGACACAGAGTTAGGGCAACTTGTAAACTTTATCCCTACGAATATGATTTTAACTGGCACTGACGAAGCCGGTATGCCCGTATTTCGAAGAATTGGTTAGATTGACAGCTTGTGGTATCATAATATTAAGAGCCTTCCGTTCTTTGGCTAAAAGCCTAAACGTGGAACGTTAACAAACATAAGGAGCCGACCGAACCTAGCGAAAGCTGAACGAGGTCCGTTAAAAAAAAGGAGCAATCATGCCAGAAGAAGATGTTACCAAATTAACTGACGAAGAGTTGGACGCTAGAATAAAAGGCGAAGAGGTTGAGAAACCTGAAGAGTCAAGCGAAAAGCCCGAAGAAACAGCTAAAGAGGAGACAGACGAATCTGCTGAGACGCCCAAACCCTCTGAAAAAGAGGCGCCAGAAGAACCTGAAACACCTGTAGAAACTCCGAAAGAAGAGGTTAAAGAACCTGAAGAGGAACCAAAACCACCTTCTCGAAGAGAAACTCTAAGGATTCAAGATATATTGGCAAAACGAGCCAGAAGCGAGACACCCCAACCTCAGCAAGTACAACCTGAAAGAAAAGATGCGCTAGATTACCAAGAAGCTCTCGATGCTGACCCAGAAGTTATTCAACGACTGCAAGCAGACCGTAGAGCCGAAGGTGAAAACGCCTACCGACGAGGACTAGAACAAGCCCAACTCCAAAGCGACACTAAAAGTGCCTCTAGTGAGTTTAGAACTAACATTAAGATAGACTATCCTCTTGTTAAGGATAAACTCGATAAACTAGACCAGGTTGATAGACAAGCGTTGGATATCGAATATCTGCAATTTAACGGCTATGACACCGAGACAGGACTTCTTAGGAATCCTTATCAGGAGACAGTCAGTTACTCAGATTACGTTGAAGCTCGTTACGAACAGGCAGAACGCCTAGCAGCCAGTATGAGTGCTGAGACTACTAAGAATGTAGTCAAGCAAGCCGCTCAGACAGGGTTAAGACCCGACGGCAGTACCGCTCCTTCATTGAATTTGAACAAAGCAGCTGAAGATATGACCGACGAGGAGTTAGACGCAATGTTAACCCGAAGCGGTTTTGGAACTCAGAAAAGATAAAAGACAACCGCCACCTCACATAAACTAAAAATAAAACAAAAGAAAAGGAAATATTATTATGGCAACTACGAACTCGAACGTAACACGTTCAATAGCCCAGACCGCTCAGTATATCCAAGAGAAATGGTCTCGCGATATCCAACAGCCATTTGACAAAGAACTCCAAGCCGCTAAATTAGTACAAGACCGCAGTGGTCTAGTATCTGATGGTGGCGACCTCGCTCGTATTCCATTCGCAGCTTCTATCAATGCCCGAGCAAAGAGCGCATCAACAGATGTAACTTTTGACTCACCAGAAGGCACAGCAATCGTTCTAAACATCGACAAGCACTACTACGCTGCTTGTAAGATTGAGGACATCGCTAAAGTACAGTCAAACTACGACCTTAAAAGCGCCTTCCAACAGCGCATGGCAGAAGCAGTTGCTCGTCAAATCGACACTGACCTTCTAGCACTTTACGCATCAGCAGGTACTACAGTATCTGGTGGCGCAGCAGTTGACGATGCAGATGTATTGTCAGTTGTTACAACTTTCGACCTAGCAAACGCTCCAATGAGCCTGCGACGTGGAATTGTCGGTTCTTACACTAAGACTGACCTAAGTGGCGTTAACAAATACGTTGCTTACGACCAAACAGGCAAAACTGGTAAAGCAGTTGACGGTTCTAGTGGATTAGTATCTAGTGTCTATGACGTGGATATCTTCCACTCACAGAACGTCCCAACTAGCACTACTGGTAGAAACCTATTCTTCCACAAATCTGCGATTAACGTAGCTAAGCAATTAGCTCCTAAATTCGAGATGGAATATCGTGTAGCTGCACTCGCAACCGAAAGTATCCTACACACAATCTATGGTGTTGGTATTGAACGAAGTGCAAGTGTCATCGAACTAACTCGCACAACAGCAGCCTAAAGTAAACTAAAATAAACAAAGGAAAATATTATGTCCAAACGAGAATCATATGTCGGAGATGGTGTACGAGAGATTTACCTTGCATCTACCCAAGCGGGTGTTGCAACTTCGGTCGCCTTGTCAGCCACTCAAACAGGTTTCTGTCTTACTAACCCAGCAGGGTCTGGTAAAACTCTGGTCTTGCTTAATGTAAGCATTGCCCAGTCTGTAGCTCCAGCTGCTTCAGGTGCGTTCACTCTAACAGCGAACGTCAACCCAATCGCAGCTGCGGTTACACAAACAACTCCACTAACTGTTCGCCCAGCAAACCTAGGCAAAACAGCTACAGGTGCGGGTCTAGCAGCTTCGGCTGTAACCCTTCCTACTACTTCGGTAGTAGTCAAGCCACTTGGCGGTGGTCCTAACGCCACCGGCGGAGTCATGTCATCTGTCATGAACTTCGATATTGATGGTGGAATCTTGGTAGCCCCAGGATGTGCAGTCTCAGTCAACACCGTAACAACAGCTGTAACAGCCGTTATCGGAATGATTTGGGAAGAAGTCGACGAAATAGGTTAGACCTATTCACAGTTGGCGGTCTGTCTAAAAACCGCTATTCAATAAATCCTGAGAGAAAGGACGTACAATGTACGGATTGAGTATCGCCTAAACAGGAATAAAAAAAGGAAATAAATATTATGGCTTCAAGAGCAGAATTAGTCTTACGGGCAAACGTCATGGGCTTCGACCCAACGACTATACCTAACGACTCTAAATTAGAACAACACGTCCTTTACCTAGAGAAGAACGCTAGCGCAATAGCTGGTACTCTAGCGACAGGCACAATAACAGCATCAAATATCGGTGTAGCAACAGAGACAATCACTATTGGTGATGTAGTCTACACGTGGGTAACAGCACTAACTGGTGTAAAAGCTGTTAGCACTATCACTAACTCTGGAACAGCTCCAGCCACAGGTGATACGGTTACTATCAACGGTAAAAGCTATACTTACAGGGCAGAACTATCAAGTCCAGCACAAGTTAATGAAGTACTGATTGGTGCTTCAGTAGCTATCTCCCTAGATAACCTAAAGTTCGCTATTAACGCATCTGGCGGTACTGAGGGAACTGAATGGTCAACTGGAACAGTGGCTCACTCTGACGTAACAGCTACAACTAATGGAGCTACAACTCAGGTAGTAGAAGCTAGAGAGTTCGGAACAGGACCTAATGCCTTCACAACATCAGAAACATCTGCATACCTATCATGGACAGGAGCAACCTTGTCTGGTGGTGTAGCTAACGTAGTTAACGAGATTAAACTCACAGGTACAGCAGCAACAGAGCTTGATAACCTTAAACTAGCTATCAACAACTCCGCAACTGAGGGTACAGAATACTCCTTCGGGACTAAGGCTCACCCACAGGTAACAGCAACCACTAACGGCGCAACTACTCAAGTAGTAGAAGCTCGTGATATGGCAGTCGGCGAAGATATTGCAACCACTGAAACTTGTACTGACTGGGCATGGGGAGCAACTACACTAGCGAGTGCAGTAGCCGACCAAAACGCAGTAAATGCACCGTCAGCACAGCAAACATCTGGCGACAAAAACGCAAATGTTTAAGTTTCTTAAACGCAAGTACGTCGCAGTAGACGAACCCAACCCAATGCTCAAAGCAGAGCATCCCCATAACTGGCTCCCCGCTAATGACGGAAAAGAGCTAGTCTGTGGAGACTGCGGACTACGCAGAGACATCTAGAGACTGACCGCTCTCAGAAGAATCCTGTTGTAAAAGGCAGGGTTCTTTTGTATACTCAAGATAGTCATTATGCCAACTATAAAAACTAAAATCCTAACGGACAGTGAACCGCTTGATGTTCTGTTAAGTGGTGCAGAAAAACTCTATAAAGCCGTCAGCGTTACGATGGGACCAAGGGGTCAGAACGTTATATTTAAGAAGTACGGCAAGAAAACAGGCGTGACTCACGACGGTGTTACGGTTGCTAAACTGGTAGAGATTAACGACCCTGCTGAAGCTCTAGGGGCTGAACTCCTAAGAGAAGCTGCTATGAAGCTAGACGCCACCACTGGTGACGGTACAACTACTGTGGTTGTACTTGCCTATAACATACTTAAAGAAGCCGCTGAGCATATTAAAGCTGGCGAAAGCCCAATGAAACTTAAACTAGCCCTAGAAGCCCTACAGCCAGAGATAATCGCTCAAATAGATGCACATACAGATAAAGATGTAACTCTCAAGAAACTTATAGATGTCGCCAGTGTATCGGCGGGAGACAAAGCAATAGGAAAAGCCGTAGCTGAGGTGATGTTTGTGGCGGGTAAAGACACCCCTATCATGCTAGGCTTCAGTGATAGCACCGAGACGACTACCGAGGTTATAAAAGGCTTTAAGATAGACTCTGGTCCAGCTAGTCCTTATTTAATGGAAGGAGTCAAGCTAGAAATCATAGGTCCTAAAATTATAGTTGTAGATGCTAAACTTAGAGATAAAGACGATGTTCTGCCTATTCTTAAACTTACCGCCCCTATGCCTGACTTAGAGCGTAGATTCTTAGTAGTTTGTAGCGATATAGCTGGTGACGCTCTTCAGTATATGATTGCTAACAGGTTAAAAGGTTTTGCCGACCTAGCCGTAGCCAGAGTTCCCCAGCACATAAACAGCCACGCCGAGTACCTTGCTGACCTAGCTGTTGCCACTGGAGCAAAAGTATTGTCAAGAAACGGTGCTAATAAACTGAGCGACCCTCTACTAGAACACCTTGGTAGTGCTGATAGGGTCACTGTCGAGCCTAGAGAGACAGTTATTATTAACGGACACCCTATCCCTGAAGATTTGAATATTCGTATAGAACAGTTAAAACAGTTTAAGAAGGACGCTAAGACCAAACCTGAACGTAAGTTTGCTGAAGATAGACTTTATACCCTCGAACAGAAGGTTGTGGGTATATTCGTAGGTGGACAGAGTGAAACAGAAGCCGAGGAGAGACACTACAGATACGAGGACGCCGTTGGGGCTTGCCGTGCCGCATTGCGAGGCGGCGTGGTACCTGGCGGTGGAACGTTACTTAACAGATTAGCTAGTGATGTCATTCTAAAAGATAAAGCTGGTGAGATTCTTGGTATCGCTCTATGTGCCCCGCTAGATAAGATTTGGAGTAATGCGGGTGTACCGTTACCAGATAAACCCATTGAAGTCGGTTTTGGTATCGATGTGATGCACCCCGAAGATGGAATTATTGACCTAGTGGAAAGAGGTATTATCGACCCTGCTGAGAGTGAGATAGAGTGTATAAAGACAGCTATCTCGATTGCGGGACTGTTAATGACCTCTGGTGCTTTAATCGTAGACGAGTTGGAAAAGGAGGACATTTCACATGAAACTAGCCCCGAAATTAGTGTTGGTTCGTTGCCTACCGCCTAAAGAAAAGACTGACGAAGGCGTATTTATCCAAGAGGAGTGGATTAGTCAACAGAACATTGGTATCGTAGAAGCCATAGCTGATGATGTTACTTTCTGTAAGGTAGGTGATAGGGTCTGGTTTGAACGGTATACAGCAATCCCCCACCCCGAAGAAGAAGATTTAAAGATGTGCCGTCAAGATGCGGTGTTGGCGATATTATGAGAAGTGAACGCCGTGTCCAAAAAGATGAGTGGTACAAAGACCGCTCTAACCTAAGAGAACAAGACTCTGCCACCGTCCAGAGTAGGGCTAATAAAGCCTTTATAAAAGATTATTCCCTTAAACACAAAGTCTCTATAGAATGGGATATGACACCAGACTCAATCAACGATAGAATCTGTATTCTAAGGGTAGACGACTATGCGGCGGTGATTGACCATGATGAGATTTTACGAGCATTAAGATTTGTGTGATATTATAAATATAGGTAGTCCCTATGGACAACAAAAAACAAACACCAAAAATAGATTTGATGAAACTTACCCCCGAACAGAGGGATAAGTTAGACGATTGGAATCAAAGCAAGCAGATGCTTCAGCACCTGTCAGATATTGCTACTTTGATTCAGGATATAGGTACTACGCTTGATGATTCAGAAAAGTCTGGGGATAAATCTACACAGGCTATGGGTGCATTATTGACAGATATGCGAGAGTCTTTGTCTACTCTGAAAGACAAAGAAGCCCCAGAAAGCCCAGACTTTGCTAAACCTGTCGTTGAAGCGGTTGCCAAACTTGAGAAGGCTGTTAGTGCTGCTATTAAAGCCATAGACGTAAAACCTAATGTAAAGGTAGACGCTCCTCAAGTCAACGTTGAACCCCCCTCTATCAGCGTTGACCTGAAGGGTGTTGAGAAGATACTAAAGACCGATATACCAAAGGCTTTTAAGGAGTCGATTAAGGGTATTCCTAAGCCAGATAAGTTCGACCCTAAACCTCTGCTTGATGCTTGGGTAGGTATCTCTGAACAACTAGAGTCGTTGGAGATTGCTACTCGACTGAAGTCAGAACCAGGGTCGATTAAAGTCACTAACCCTGACGGTACTCTCGTAGGAACTGGCGGACTAACCGACACAGAACTCCGAGCCAGTCCTATATCAGTGACTGGTGGAGGTGGAGGTACTGAATACACAGAAGATGCTGCCGCTGTTGCCAACCCCGTGGGTACGTCACTTATTTTAGTTCGTCAAGATACTCCTGGGGCTTTAGTCACAACGGATGGTGATAACGTTGCTCAACGAGGTACTAATTATGGGGCGGCTTATTCTCAGATAGTCACCTCAGCTGGAGCTTTTGTTGATACCTTTGGTGGTGGACAACAGTACGCTGACGCTGCTGTCAGGGGTACAGCCACAGGCACATTGGCTATGGGCGATGACGGCACTAATGTCCAATCAATTAAAGTTGATAGTGCTGGTGAACTTCAAGTAGACGTCTTGACCCTCCCTGCGGTTACAGGTACGGTCACAGCTAATATAGGTACGGTAGGTACTCTTGCCACCGCCGCTAAACAACTAGCCGACGGTCATAATGTAGTTGTTACTTCTGCACCTACCACTGCTGTCACTAATGCTGGTATTACTTCAATAGACGGCAAAGTTCCAAGTGGCTTAACTGTAACCGCAAACAGGCTTCAGGTTGAACTTCCTGCTGGCGGTTCTGGATTAACCGACACAGAGCTACGAGCAACAGCCGTACCTGTAAGTGGCACAGTAACCGCCAATATCGGCACAGTG